ATTTAAATTTTTATTATAAATATTAAACTTTTTCGGTTTTTACTTTTAAAGGTTTGGTATTTCCGTTTTTTGTTAGATAAAATTTGAAATTATCATTCTTGCTAAATACGTCTAAATAAATTTCTTTGGTAATATTTTTTAAGTATTTTTTTAATTTAGTGGATTTAAAATCAATCTCTTGTGTTAAATATAAATTTATTTCTAAATTCATAAAAGATTTTTTTTTCATCTGTAAACCACTTGTTCTTAAATCCAAATCCACTATAAATTTATCATCAAAAAGTTCTTTGTTTATGTTATTGAAAACTGAATGTTTTACACTTCTATTCATATTCAGAACAACTCTTGCCCAGTTTTCTGATTCTTTTTTGGGCTCTACCCAGGATTGTATGTTCAAATAAAGTGATTTGAATTCTTTGGAATCTACTGTTCCGTAACTTACTTTGGATGTTCTAAATCCGTTAATTTTTGAGGTTTTTCCCTTTTTCATAAAAATTTTTCATAATCTCAATGTTTATTTTAGTAAAGTTTACGTAATTTTGTAATATATATCAAATATAATAAAATCATTTATGTTAATAGTACAAGTAAAAAAAAACGATATTGAAAAAGCCTTAAAGGAATTAAAAAGTAAGGTAATTAGAACTAGACAAAATTCACATCTTAATTATAGAAAAGAATATACAAAAAAGTCTGTCGAAAAAAGACAGACTTTACAAAAGGCTATTTATATACAAAGACTTAAGAATTTAGATTAAATACTTCTATTTAGTTCTTGCAGTTTAAAAAATGAAATTCTATCAAAATTTTCATTTTGTAGTCTATTTAATGTTTCCTCAATTGTTTTAAGAACTTCAGTGTCAGCTTCATTTTTTTTGATGTTTTCCAATTTATCAACAACATCTTCTTTTAATAGTTCATATTTTAACTTTAATTTATTTTCATCTTCTGATAAAATTTTTGTTAAAGTTTTTTTACTTTCTTCATTTAATGAATTAATAAAATTATTTAATGTTTTATTAGCGACATTTACTAATTTTTCTATAGGTAAACTTTTTATAGTTTTTATTTGTTCCGGAGATTGTTTTAAATTTTCAAGAATAATTTTTTTACTTTTAACTTTATTTTCTAGTGTTAAAACACTTGTTGAAAACAAGTTATCTAAATTTTCATAATTATTTTTAGATTTAATGTGTCCGACCCATAAATTTAATTCATCCAAGTTTTTCTTGGTAATTTTATTAATTGTATTTTCATATACAACCATAGATTGATTTATTAGCTCTGTTGCAATAGATTCATTTAAACCTTTATTACTTGATAATTCATCGTATAAATAATAAAGTTTACTAATATTTTTATTCTCTAAAACTAATTCGTTAAAAACAAATAATGTGTTTTTAAAAGAATTTTTCTTGTATGACTCTGTAAGTAGTTTTTCAATCTTACTTTTTATTAAACCAAATTTCATAATTATTTTTAATTATAAATATATCAATCTTTAAGTATTTTTAATAATTCATCTTCGATAGCACCAAGAGAACTATTTTTTATTATAAAATCATCATCATTTGATTCTAATAATAGATTCTCCAATTTAGCTCTACTTTCTGGCAAACCACCTAAATCACCTCCCGCTGGTGGTGATGGTGGCCCTGAAGGTGGTGCTCCTCCTGCAGGTGGTGCTCCTCCTGCGGCTTCACCACCTTCGGTTGTTCCGCTTATAGTTTTATATAATCTATCAATATTATCAAATAATCCGGTGTGAGTAATGATTGTTGCGGTATTTGCAAGTTCTGCAGCAACAGCTCTTTCCATTCTTTGTCTTTGAGTGTCAAGTTTAATATCTTCATCTGAAAAACCAAAAATATGTTTTTTTGCCCACGTTGCTGAAGTTGGTGCCAATGTATTTGGAATTTCTGTAACCATATCTTTATACAATGTTACTTTTTCTTTCCACACATCAACCATTAAAAGATCGGCTTGTTTTGACGGATTATTTAAACCTAATGTAAAGTTCTGTAACTCATCTTCAAAACCTAATAAGAATAAATGAATTATTGCAACTTTATTTAATTCTGATAAAATATTTTTTTGTATTCTATTAATTGTTCTTGCAAAACGGATATCAAGTAACGATAAGTTTTTACCATCACCAACAACCTCTTCAAAACCAAGGTATGCTTTAGGTATTCTTAATGCTGTTACCAATTTCTTTTGGATGTACTCAATATCGGCGATTTCAGATAGATTTGTTCCACCTGGTAAAGTTTCAATTGGCATTGTTTGTGTTGCATCTCTTACTGGAATAAAATAATCTTGGTCAACAGCCATTTGGTTAAATCTTAAATCGACATTACCTGTTTTATGGTCAACAACTTGATCTCTTTTAAATTTATTGGCAACACGTTGTACATATGGTTCAACGTCTTTATCATCCATATTTCCAACAAATACCTTAAATACCCTTCTTTCTGGTGCTCTTGATGTACGATAAATTAACATCGCATCTTCAGCCAAAACCAATTGTTTCCAAATTCTTCTTGCTTTTTCAAGCATAGATGTACCATAAGGAAGTTTTCTATCATCACCAAGTAATCTAAAGTGTGCGATTTCAAAAGTATTAAAAGACATATTCTTTTCTTTCCAATTAAATCTTAAACCTTTTTCTGCTGGGTTATTTTCAGAATTTGCCGTTTTTGGGGTCATTCCCCTTTCTAATCTTTCAATCTCAATGTTTGGTAATTGTACACCACCAATAATTCCTTTTTCTGGGTCTAATTTTAGATATACAAAGTTATCACCATACTTACAAGTGTTTCTAATCCACATTTGTAAGTTTGTGTTAATATCTAATGTGTTATTAAATAAATCTGCAAGAATTCCTTTTATTCTTTTTGATTCAGAATATATTTGTAAAATATGTCCGTCTTCATTTGGGGTTGTAGATTCTTCAGCGTATATATCAAGTGCTGTTGAAATCTCTGGTGTAAACTCCATAGATTCGTAATCATAAAATGCCGCTAGTCTTGTTGGTTCATAATAAATTGCCTGAGTATATAGGTTACTTTCTATTTTTTGCCATTGATTTGATAAATATAGTGTTTGTTGAGCTTGGAGTTTTTCCTTCTCAAATTCATTTTTATCTCTTGTTTTTAACAGGTCTTGTTTACTAAACTTATGTGTTGGTACATCTTGCCCTAATAATGAATTAGGACCAAATGCTTTATTAAGTCTTTGCCAAACTGTAAGTTGATTTGTATTTTGTTCCATAATAGAAGTTTAATTTATAATTATCAAATATAAATATTCATTAGTATATAATGTTTTCACCACTTTCTGTTAGTATTACTTCTTGTAGTTCTGTTAGAATATAAAAAGTATCAACTACTGGTGTTGGGGTTGGTGTCGGCGCTGGGGGTTGACTTGGTTGTGGGATTTCTCTAAAAGTGTCTTTTGGTGTTCCTCTTTTATATTGAAAAGTTGGGGGAAAATTTTTTACAGAATATATTGGTTGGTCAGGTACTATTAAATTAGCACCACCAAATATTCTACCCGAAGTTTTTCTTCTATCTAAACCCATAATAATAATTATCTTTTACCACCAAATAACCAACCGTATTTCATATAATCATCTTTTGATGGTCCAGAATTCATTTTCATTCTTTCATTAAGCATATTACCATTTGGTATCATTGGGTCAAAATGAATTTGTTTACCAACAGAATCATTGTTTGCAACCGTCCAAGAGTCTATCATTACTTTTGTTTTTTCAACAACCTTTTCAAGTTTTGAGAATGAAGATTCGCCAACATAGATTGCAATTGAAATCCCCATAATAAGGTCATCGTGTTGACCCCTTTGATGATCCGGTCTTCCATTTACATAAACAAAAGTGTTCATCTCGTTGTATAACCGAACACTTTTAATTTTAAATTTATGTCTAACATACTCTTCAAACGCCGCAATAATTTGAACACGTTTATTATTAAAATTTATTCCAGGAATTTTATCTTGATTTTTTGGGTTATAAGACCAAATATTTGTAGAATCAACACCATCAATATATAAATTTTTATATCCAAGTTCCTGCATTTTTCTAACAGTTGTAATACCCATACCACCGGTGATATCAACAACACAAAATGCATTATACATTAATCCCCATTTAAAGGCTATTTCAGCTAATGCGTCTGGGGGTATCTTCCCAACATATTCTAAAACTTGTTCTCTTTCATCAAAATCAATTATTTGTATAGTTGAGAAGTCTTCACTATCCCCACGAGATACGTCAACACCCATAATGTATTTATGACCTTGCTCTGGTTCTTTCCACATCCACAAAGAATTTCCCATCATTTTATTTGGAGCGTCTTGTACTGTATTTGTTTTTATCCATTCAAGTTCTTTAGAATCAAATACGTTATCACCCGATCCTAGAAATTCACAGTTAAGCTCTTGGTTAATTTTACGTTTATCGTATTTTAACTTTTTAACCATTTTTTCATACCAAGTAGAGCAAGGTTTGTATCCTTGTGAGAAATATTCTTTTATTTTATCATAGTCTCTTTCGTATGGGTCAGTATCGGCAAATGATATATTTTTAGAATGGTCTTTTTCATCTTTATTTAGTAGATAATCAACCATATCATCAGTTGGTACCAAATATAGGTCTTTTGAATATCTTGGGTCTTTCCACCAAAACATTTCAGAAATTTTAAAGTTGTTAATTCCTTTAACAGCTTGACTATAAACATCATGATAAATTGGGTCATATCCGTTTGGTGTGGAAACAACAATTACTTTACCCCCCGTAGAAAGGGATGCCATACAAGCAGCCCAGAAATCACCATCAGCTTCTATAAACGCGGCCTCATCAAATACAAGTACCGTAGGTGTGTAACCCCTCAAGGCATCGCGTGATGTTGCAACCGCTTTTACTTCACAACCATTTGTTAATTTATAATGTCTTTGCGAGTTTTTATCTACGGAAAATCCAGAACCAACCCATTTAGGCCATTGATCAACAAAAGCCCTAATCTTATTTGCCATCTCCATTGACGTATCAAGTTTGTTGGCAATAATCAATATTTTTTCTGGTTGTTCTTTTTTTGCAAATACAAGTCTTTTTGATATCCAAGCGGCTGTTACCGTTGACACACCAGCTTGACGGTATTTTAATGCGATATTTTCTTCGTAATCTTCATAATCTTTAAGAAGTGAAACTTGATCTGGGAATAATTCCAAAGGGACATATCTTGATACGGTATTATCATATGTCTGTAAGTAGGTTCTTAATGCGTATGGCGTATCTTTCATACATCTTACATACTCAAGCATTATTTGTTCTTTTGATAAACTCATAAAGATATTTTAATATAAATATCAAAACCCCCAGTTATTTTCATAAAAGGGGGTTTTGTAGTACAATATATTATTTAATTATAAACCTAGTCTTGTTAAAATATCATCATCTTCTTCATCATCGTCGTAGTCGTCATCATCGTCATCATCACCTTCTTTATATTTTTTGTAGTTAGCTTTTGCTTGTTGTAATAATTCATTAAATTTTTTAGTTGCTTTATCGTTATCCGACTTATCATCAGAAACAACATTTGCAATTACATCTTTTAAAAATTCTTCAGCTGGAATACTATAAAGTAGCTGCTCAAAAAACGGAATATATTTTTTTCCTTCATTATCTAAAGTTAATTCGTCCGGAAGTAATGTCCTTAATTTTCTTACAAGTTCACCACCAACACGGAAATTCATTGGTTCATTTTGCATTGTATCTGTTTGTGAAATAACTTGTGTTGCCATTTCTGGATCCATATCTTTCCATTGTGCTCTTGATTGTACCATTGAAAATGATTTAAACAATTCGTGAAGTAAGATTGGAAATATTACTCCGTTTGCGTAATATGTGTCATTATCATCTTGTTCTTCGCCACCTTCGTCGTCATCTTCATCTTCATCACTATTCGGTTCTGACATCTTACCCGCGGCACCAGCGGCATTTCCACCCAAAGCTTCAATTAAGTCCTCATCGGTAAAATACATTAAATCATTCGCACCCATAATCTTATTGTATAATGGATATAATCCTGGATCAATAGCATCTAACCTATCTTTAAACATTTGATATGCAAATTGTCCACGTTTTCCTTTACCCATTATAATTGCATTGATAATGTTTCTTTTTTCAATCTCCAATTGTTTTTGTTCTTCTGGTGTTAATTCATCAATATCAAAAGAAAAATTTGGAGGTAACGGTAGTTTTTGTTCTTTTTGTGATTTCATTTGGAATATACTTGGGTCAATTCTTTGTTCACCTAAAAACGTTAACATATTGACAAAGTCAAATTCATAAACAATCCCACCTTCTTTTCTATTTTTAACAACAAGACCTTCCTCAACAGCTTCTTCCATAGTTTTATTATACGGCATCCACCCTTCTTCTTTTGCGGCAATCTCAACGGCTAAATCTCTTAATTGTTCACGGTAACGAGGTTCAATCTGCATAGCTTGTCTAACGGATAATATTTGTTCCATTTGAATCGCTCTTTTTACTGTAGGCTCTGTTATATTCCTTTCAGTACTATAATACCTTTTGACGTAGTCAACAATCTCTTTAAATCTTTTACCGGTAATTTTTTCAACATCTGAAACACCACCACGAAACCCTCTATTTTTTGCATAAAGCCCCTCTGGATCCTCAATTCTTTGTTGAGTCTTTGGGTCCATTCTTTCTGGATAATCACCATAATCAACTGGCGCTTCGTTAACTATTTTTCTTATAAGTCTTTCTATGTCTCTATTTCCCATTTTTTATTTATTTAAAATTGATTCTATTGCTGACATAAAGTCATTTTTTTGTTCTTCAGCTTTTGGTTGTTCTTTAACACCAGGATTTGGATCTCTGAATGGATTTTTTCTTGTTGGCGTTTTAGTTTTTTCCCTTTCCTTTGTTCTTTCTTTTTCCCTTGTGTTTGCTTTTGGTTGTTCCTTAACCCCTGGATTAGGATCTTTAAAAGGATTTTTTCTTGTCGGTGTTTTAGTTCCCGGTTTAGTTTTAGTTTTTTCCTTTTCTTTTGTGTCTTCTTTCATTTCTTTAGATATACTAGTTAATCTCCCAATTGGTAACTTCATTTTACCGTTTGGTTGAAACATAGTATTTTTTTTTGGATTGCTCAACATAAATTTTTCTGACTTATCAACTTTTTCTTGGATTGTTCTTAATAATTCACCTTTTGTCATACTAGGTTCAATATGTTTTTCAATCATATTGAATATTTGTTCTTCTAAATACTTTTCATAGTTTTCGTCTGTATTTTTTCTTTTTACAGTTTTTTCTGGGTGTTTTTTTTCTGGCATATCTTTATATTGTTTTTTTGATGTACTATCGGAAAATTCTTTAGCCATTTCACACCATTTCTTTTTCTTAACACCTTTACTTGTATTACATTTAGCCCAAAAGAATCCTTGTTGTGCTTTTGATTCAAATTTTTCTTTAATCTCTTCCTTAATAGCGGGACCCTTAGCGCCCGTAACAACCTGTACTTTATTTGTCCCTGGTTGTTTTCTAATCTCAACTCCACCAGTGGCAGGGTCGTTAGGTACTGCCATACCTTTACTTAAATCAGTATCATCTAAAGTTGTAATAGTTTGAGATACTTCTTGTGTTGTTGCTTCTTTAGTTTCTTTTGATTTTCCTTTAAATAAAGGTTTTGCTATTCTGTATAATTCCCCAGCCATTTTATTAAGTTTAGAACCATTTGGTGATTTTGCCCAATAAGCAAGTCCTTTAATTTTATCTAATACTTGTTCGTCAGAAAAATCATCTGGATTGTCACCTAAACCTAAATCTATTTTATTATTTTTAATAAAAGCTTTCATAGCTTTTATAGAGTCTTTTTTTGCCTGCTCGACATCACCCATAGGTTTAAAAAATTTTTCAGCTAATAATTTAACTTCGTTTGGTTTCATTTTAGAAATTGTACTGAAATGGATTCCATTTTCTAATAATATACTGACGTTTCTGTTAGTTTTCATAAACAACTTTTTTTTCAAATTGTAACACAAGATCTCTCTCGTATAATTTATCTTTTACATCCTGTTCTTGGTCCCCATATTTGAAAACCAATCTTTTAACCAATGAAAAATCAATTTCATCTTCTTTTTCCCAACCTAGGGCAATAACACCGTCAATTGAATCTTGAACCGAAAAAACATCTGAATTTTGTACCAATTCCAATGTGATTTCATTGTGTGTTAATGTCCCAACTTTTTTTATATGTTCAACATCTGGTGGACTTGGGTATCCATTTGCTGGTCTTGCTTCCCAATTTTCACCCCAAACATCTTCCAAAGAGTCACTAAAAATAAATTCATAAATGTTTTCACCCTTATAGTTGGGTCCCAAACCATTTATGTATAATAAGTAACTCATATCACTAGTCCGTTGATTGTAACTTTTGTGTTAATAACCCCTTCTTTAAATACCAAACTTCCTTTATTAGTTTTTCCAATAAGAACCGAAACTGGATTTTTTTCCATATATTTTAATGCCATTCTTTCTTGTCTGATACTTTCAGAAAGATTTTTAACATTCATATAATTTGTTTCTTTTAATTTTTCGTATTTTTCTATTTTTTGTATTTTTTTCTTTTCTTCAGAAATAATTTCTTTTTTCTGTGTTGTAAAATATTGTGAAATAATTTTATCAACCTTTGATTCACTAAAAGTACCATGTGTTAAATGGTCATAGTTATGTCTTGGTTCTCTAGCGCCACGTCTAGTATATTCTTCGCCCCATTCACGGGTCGTATCTTTTAAGGCTTCTGCTGTTTGACCTTTTACACTAGAATATATTGCGTCGCCAAGTGTTGCCATTTCACCTAAATCATATTCTGTCATTTCACCACCAGCAGGGGGCGGTGGGGGTAAAGCTCCTTCTTCTTCTTCGTCAAATGCTGGTTCTGGCAATTCTTCATCATTCATTTCTTCATCATCCATTTCTTCATCTTCGTCTTCATTGCCTTTTTCATCAAAATCACCTTCTAATCTTGAAATAATTTCTTCTAAATCGTCATCATCTAACAAATCAACGTCAAGAGCTGATAATATAGAATTTATGATGTATTTAACATCATTAGGATCCATATCGTCTTCACTATTATATTTTCTAATTCTTTGCGCTAATTTACCTGTAAGTTTTTGAATTACTTTAAATGTGGTACCACCTTCTTTTTTTGATTTTCCTTCACCTTCTGGATCTTCTTCATCATCCATATCGTCCATTGGTGGCGGGGGTAATTCTTCATCACCCATATCGTCCATTGGTGGTGGCAGCCCTTCTTCACCTCCAGTCGCAGTATCTGGTGGTGGCATACCTTCTCCACCCATATCATCTATTGGTGGTGGTAACCCTTCTTCACCCCCTGTCGCACTAGCGTCTGGTGGTGTCATACCCATACCTCCCATATCATCCATAGGCGGTCCAGCTGGTGCTGGTGGTGTTACTGGAGCTGCCGCTGGTGGAGGTAAAGCTCCTTCAGGTTCGGTTGGTTCAGCTTTTTTTTTACCAGGAAGTTTTAGTTTGAACTTTTTTTTTTGCTCGGTAAATAAAGACATACCCTCTTCATTTCCGTACATTTGATTAAAGTCTTTAGCCATAAGGTTTAACTTTTTCAATGCTTGTGAGTAAGAAGGAAAATATTTTCTATTTTGGATAGGTTCAATATAATCAGAATTAATATCATCATAACTTTCTTTGATTATATATCCCAATCTTTCTCTTACGATTGTATATGTTTTACCGTCAGCTAATTCAGCTGTATATTCTGTTTTTTTATCTTCATTTACTGGTTGTGGAATAGATTCATTGTATCTAGCAATTTCCATAATTCTACGAATTTTATCCATGCCTTCCAATTTTTCACTTCCGATTGGTCTTAATCCTCCCATAGTATGTTTTTTTGAATAAATTATTTTTTCTTAATAAATATATCAATCATTAAGATTATTTTGTTTTTTATTAAATTATTGGTTCATAGATAATTTATTATCTAAAATTTTTGTTGTAGAATCGTGTAATTTTTCTATATAACCATTTCTTCTTAAAATTTTAAAAACAAGGTTTTCTGTCGAATACTCACCACCCTTTTCAAGCCCACAAGTTCTATATTTTTTTAACTTATCTTTATATTTCTGAACCATTTTTTTTGCCGTACTTGCGTCATCATCTTTTATTGTATCCAATAAGTCATCTATTATGTTCATCCATTGTTTCGCCTTTTCTTTAATCAATTCTTTATCAATTGTAACATCTTCTTTTTTTGGCGTGCTTGCCCATTCATCAAATAATATAGAATAAACCCCACTTGAAAAGTGTGATTCTGTTTCGTTTTGAACGTATAATTCAACTTCATAACCCTTTATTGTAATGTCGTGTTTTTGGTTAAATAACATTTTTTTTAATGTAAAAAGTTTTTCGTATAGTTCAATTTGATTTTCTTGGTATTGTTGGAAATTTGCAACAATGTGTAAGTCAAAATCAGAATACTTTGACCAATTATAATTAGATAATGAACCAGTAAGGATTATGTCAGTAACAACAATTTCGACATCTAAAAATTCGATAAATTCGTAAGCAATTTCAAGTAGCCTTTCCCTTATTTCAGGTTTTAAATTTGGTTCTTTTTTATTACCCTCCCAAACTTTTGGGTTTAATTCATCTTGAGGTTCAAAACTTTTTAATAATTCGGTTTCCATTAAATATAAATATTATGAAAATGGATTAACTCAATTTCTTATACTTAAAAGTTTTTGAAATGTTTGTATTAAAAAATGAACCTTGTGATTTTGCAGTTCTAAATGATGTATAAGTCTGATGTGGAACATCTTCATATTCATATTTTATACCATTTTTAAATTCTGTAATCATTTTTTTTGTTTCGGTATCGTATTCAGTTCTAACGATATTTGAAGATTCGACTTCATTTATGATTTTAGTTCCTTTGATTTCTTCTTTAGTAATTGCCATATTGTAAAATTTTATAATAAATATTATAGTAACACAAAATCAATTGTATATGATAGCCAGCGTTAAATTATTGACATACCATAATTTTATGTCTAAATTTTGAAGAAAAAAGATTATGGCAATAGAATTTGTGGATGATGGCGATAAAGGTAAAAAGAAAGATGGTAACACACCAGTATTAGATAACTTCAGTAAAGATTTAATTAAATTAGCAGAACAAGGAAAACTAGACCCTGTAATTGGTCGACAAAAAGAAATCCTACGTATTGCACAAGTATTATCTAGAAGAAAGAAAAATAACCCCATTATTATTGGTGAACCTGGTGCTGGTAAAACAGCGATTGTTGAGGGTCTTGCAATGATGATTCACGCTGGTGAATGTCCTAAAAACTTAGCAGATAAAAGAATTGTATCGTTAGATATAAATTCAGTTGTGGCCGGTACAAAATACCGTGGACAATTTGAAGAAAGAATGAAGGTTATTATTGAGGAGTTACAAGCAAGTCCGAATATTATAATTTTTATAGATGAAATACATACAATGGTTGGTGCAGGAAATAGTTCTGGGTCACTCGATGCCTCAAATATTTTTAAACCAGCATTATCAAGAGGTGAAATTCAATGCGTTGGTGCGACAACACTGGATGAATACAGAAAACATTTTGAAAAAGATGGCGCGTTAGAAAGAAGATTTCAAAAAATAATTGTTGACCCATCAACAAAAGAAGAGACGTTTGAAATTCTAAAACAAAGTAAAGAAAAATATGAAGAGCATCACAAAGTAAATTACACAGACGAGTCACTTTGGTTATGTGTTGAGTTAGCTGATAGATATATTACCGATCGTGAATTTCCAGATAAAGCTTTTGATATTTTAGATGAGGTTGGTTCTCGTATGCAAATTGATATTAAATTACCAGAGCATATTGAAAAACTAAAACAAGAAGCTGTAGATATTAAACAAGAAAAAGCGGATGTAATTAAAAAACAAAAATATGAAATGGCCGCAGAATTACGTGATCGTGAAAAAAATATTCTACTTAAACTTGATGACGCAAAAAAGAAATTTGAAGAGGAATTAAAAAACAGTAAAAGAGGTATTCCAGAAGATTTAATTTATGAAGTGGTTTCAAATATGACCAAAATCCCAGTTAATAAAATTAATATCGATGAAAAAAACTCACTTGTTAATTTAGAAGAATCGCTTAATGGTTATGTAATTGGACAAGAGGAAGCGGTTAAAAAAATATCAAAGGCAATTAGAAGAAATAGAGTTGGTATTAAGGACCCAAATAGACCAATTGGTTCATTTATATTTTTAGGATCTACCGGTGTTGGTAAAACGTTTTTAGCTAAAAAGTTAGCAAAAGAAATTTTTGGTAGTGAAGATAGTTTAATTCGTGTTGATATGTCAGAATATCAAGAAAAACACACAATCTCAAGACTTATTGGGTCACCTCCAGGATATGTTGGTCACGAAGAAGGGGGACAATTAACCGAACAAGTGAAAAACAAACCTTATTCTGTGATTTTATTTGATGAAATAGAAAAAGCAAATAAAGACATTTTCTCAACACTACTCCAGATGTTAGATGATGGTCATATGACTGATGGTCTTGGTAGAAAAATTAATTTCAAAAACTGTTTAATTATTATGACATCAAACATTGGTGTTAGAAAAGTGCAAGATTTTGGTTCTGGTGTTGGGTTTAAAACTAATAACAATAGTGATGCGGTACAAGAAGAATATAAAAGAGACGTTTTGAAAAAAGAATTACGTAAGTTTTTTGCCCCAGAATTTTTAAATAGAATTGATGATGTTGTTATTTTTAATTCTTTAGTAAAAGAACATATTGATAAAATAGTAAAACTTGAAATAGAAAAATTGATTGGTAGACTTAATTCTATGCGATATACGGTCTCTTATGAGGCGTCTGTAATCGATTTAATTGCAAAAGTTGGTTTTGATGAACAATATGGTGCAAGACCAATTAAACGTGCAATCCAGGATAAAATAGAAGATTTAATTTCTGAAAAGATTTTAACAAATGATGTTGTAGAAGGAAAAGAATATATGTTGTTTGTTAAAGGTGAGGGTGATGATCAAACAATAGAAATAGAGGATAGGTCAAAACCAGAACCAAAAAAACGTGGTAGAAAGAAAAAGGAGGATTAAAAACCCTCCTTTTTTATTAGTGTTTAGAATAACCAAGTTCCTCAATCATCAACTTACCGACTTTAATTCCGTTGTATGTGTCATCCACAACAACATATTCATTTCTTGTGTGGTAATTATAATAACCAATTGATATATTAAAACAAGATAAACCAAAATTTTGATTTAATGGGAAAATATCCGTATAAGGATGTCTATGGTATTTGGTATCACCTGGGAAATGTTCAGTGATAAGACGACCACCAACATTAAAAAATTCCGAGTCTCTATTAAACATAGGTTTTGACATAAGATACTCGGAAATCATATTATTTTCCGGAGCATCAAATTGTATTGCGTAACCAACGTTTTCAAAAAATTTAGGATCCGCATTAAAAGACCCTTTACATCCGGTTTCTTCTGCAACAAAAAAAGCGGCCTTTAAATTTGGTAATTCTTTTAACAACTCTAAACATCCATATACACCACACTTATCATCACCACCAATACCAGTGGGTTCACCACTGTCATTATAAGCCTTTAAGGACAGTTTAATTTCTTTTTGAGCATTAGGTAACATCTCTTCTCTAACATTAATAGAATCGATTGTATGTACCGTATCTGTGTGCGCAACGACACAGGGAAAATACTCAATATTTTCATCAGTTTGTTTTGTCGCATATATGTTATAAAAACTATCAACATAATATGTGATTTTATTTTCATCTAACCAATTGGTTATAAAATCAATGATTAAATCTTCCTGATATGTCTTTGTTGGGATTGATAAAACCTCCTTAAGTAACTCAAAATTTCTTTCCATACAACAAATATAGAGATATTATTTTGATTTACAAAAGTTTTTTTAATATTTTTCTAATACTTTCAAATAGTTCTGGATGGTGTAACTGAAGGTTTAAGTCTTCAAGATTATCCACAGATCTTTCTTCACGTTTATTACCACCATGTTTAAATATGTCAAAAAATAACTTACTATTTGGTTTAAAATTATGAAACATTATATCCATATTTTTTTCTGGTAATCTTATGTATTTATTAAATCCACCAATACTCATAACTTTTTCATACATTTTATTATATTCTTCATAATCAAAATTTCCAAGTTCCTCTTCAACTTCTTCCAACATCTTTTCAAGATTTCTGGTTACCTCTTTTTGAAAAGACTCATCCTCATAATCATCACACCAAGAATTATATTCTAGTTCGTTCCAGTCGCCAACACTATTATTTGAATAGTTTTCTATTAGTAATTTTAACATACCTTTTAAATCCTCGTCTTCAGCATTTAACATTTTATATAAGTTTAATAAAATATTTACACTTGTTTGGAATTTGTAACCGTGTCGTATTTGCACAATACCAAAATTTATAAATGGGTTGTTAGTTTCACCTACTAACGTTTTTGAAATCGCCCTTTCAATACATTCTTCGTTATACCTACCGTATTCGTATATAATGTCATCACATTCGTCATCAAAATTATTTTTTAAAAATTCTGAAATTTTAGCATTATCATTATTATCATTATTAGGGACTATTTGTAATGTTGGATTTGTTAGACTTAAAATTTTATTAGCAAGTGTGATATTTTCATCCTTAAACGAATCAATGATATAACCCTCTTTCCAATCTTCGTCATACCTCCACCGATCAAAATCGTAACTACCATAACTAGAGTTTACGTACCTACTCCAAACCCAAATATCAGTATCATCAGTAACACCAAGAATTTCAAGAAAATCATCATCATTATCAAAGGTAATTTCAATTTTTGGCGATCTGCCTTTTGAGTATGAAACATCATATATTAGTTTGTCAGGATAAGACCATCTATTAACTTCTTCTCCTTTAGCAATTTTTTTTAAAAATTCGTATGTTTCACTTGCCATATTAAATAAATATAATTATATTTGTATTTATATATAGTTCTTTGATAATAGTCATTTAGATATATGGGCCTATATCGGATTTGACGGGCGTTGGTTGAATAATAGAAGCATGTCGGGACTGAATTAATCTCGTTAAAAACTGATTCACAAAACAACTGGCAATGTGCTAAACAAAATGGAAACTCTTGGTTTACTAAGAGGTTCTGAAGTTACTGTAGCTTAAGAAGTTTACGGAAACGCGAGCCGGTTCACATACGCTCAGGAACAGAAGTGACTAAGGTGGACCAAGACTGAACCCGAAATCGAGTCTTCCATTGGTTGTTAATTTACGATGGTGAAGAACAAATTAACTTTGTTTTTGGTCAAATTAAAACCAAATATTTTGGGGTATTAGAAAATACCAACCTAAACATGTAGTTGTCTCTTAAACAAGACGAACCGGACGAGGGAGTCGGAGCCCTCTAGGTCCACCAATTAAAAAACCCACTCTTTTGAAGTGGGTTTTCTTTTTTAGGAGATATCCTAATTACTTAACAGCAGTAGTATCTTTTACTACAACAGTTGCATTAACTGTAGATTCTACAGCGGTTGCTTCTGGTGTTGCGTCAGCAGTTGCGTTTCCTGTTCCTTTTTCACCACAAGATGTCACAAGAGATAATGTCGTGAAAATTGTTAAAGAAATTAAAAATAATTTTTTCATTTTGAAATGGGTTTAATTAAAGTTTATTATAATAATATATACTACATTTTTTATAAAAAGAAAAGGACAACCATAAGTTGCCCTCAAATTTTTTTTTAATAAGATCTTAAATTTTAAAAAAAGGTTGAGATTACACCTGTAATTGAGAATCTTTTGAAGTATTATTGTTTCCCTTCGTATCCACTTTCTTTTGGAAAGTATTTCTCAGTGACGGTCTTTTAGGTTTACCACTCCTTGAGGTTTGAATTACTCTCATCTTACTTGACTCTTTCCGAGGTTGCCACCCCAGTTCGTCCTTGCGGGACTAAAGGTTTTTCGGATAATTACACTCAGACTTGGGATCCTTGTGTGCAATGAACGGCTCATTACTATGTAGTCACCTTTCATCCAAACCTGACAGACACTTTTCCATTATTATTTTAGGTTTTACATCCATATGTAATAAATGTTGTGTTGTGGATTATCAAAGTAGTGGTCTGCCAACCGAGCCAAGTCGTCTTTTGAACAACCCGATACTCAACTACTCTGTGAAATGTCCCCATCTCCATATTTCTAGACTACTTCGAGATCGAACCCTTGGTAGGGGACGGTCAAGGTTAATAACAGCACCACCTGTACGTTAACATACCTTTCGGTTTTAAGTATCCTATGATACTGGAATACGCAATAATAAAATTGGATAACTCTATTTTTTGCATAATTCCTACGGGTTATTCCTATTGGTGTTCCCACCTCAACTAGACGACCCACATCGCCTATTCACTTAACCACTTTCCCTACAGCGTCGCCCTCGGTACTAAAGATTAAACGGTATCCCGCTTGTGTACTTGACCTCACTTTCGTAAGACGCAAATAAGTTAACACAACTTACTCACTTTATCCTGGTTTCCCAGTTTATTTTATGGACTATACACGGCCCAATATCTTTATCAGTTTCATTACTTACTCCTGAACGGATAATCTATTTTTTCAAAGAACGATTTCGGACGTTTCCGATTTTGTTTTACAAAGTTAAGACTTTTATTTTAATTTGTCAAGTACTTTTTAAACTTTTTTTATTTTTTTTCTATAAAGACATGTTCTGTACCATATTTAGTCGCCATAATATGGGCAAATTCTAAATTTGGTGTAAAAACTTTTTGTCCTTCATTATTAACATATCCGTATATTTCAACTTCGATTACTTGTGTTTCTTGTTCTGTCATTTTTGTTTGTTTTTAAATACATTACAAACATATAATAAATATTTTGTTCTGTCAAGGAAGTTAAAGAATTTTTTTCATAATATCTTTAATTCGACTAATTTCTTCGTTTAATTTAAAGTCTTTTTCTTCTAAATTAATTTTAGGTTTCTTAATTTCCGAAATTTCTTTGTCGTTACTAAAAAGTTTTTCAAATTTGTTCATAAACGCTTTAAAATTTTCTAAATCAAACTTAGTGTCACCTCCTGTTTTACTCTCAACTTTAACTTCAAATTTTTCGGCAATTGTTTTAATCTCACTTCTATTAAAATCATTTTTACCTAATTCTTTTTCAAAATAATCTAAACATTCATCTAAAGTGTTAAATGTTTTATCATTTAGTCCATCAATAAAACTTTGCGCTTCGGTGTTTGAAGTTGTTTTATTTGTGGTTATTAAATCTTTATTCTTGATTACAAGAGCAGCTAAAACAATTTTAGAAAAATTATCTTTAACACCTAATGTTCCCAATTTTTCTAAAACAGATTTAATTATTGACTGTTCACCAGAAGAAAATGCTGTGTAAAATATTTTTTTAATTTTTGGTACTGTTTGATTTGGTGTTTGTTGTTGTGAATCTTGAGTTTCACTATCTTCAGTTGAAGAGTACTTATCGTCCGGTTTTGTATTTCTAACACCAACGTGAATGTGATCATAATGGTTAGTAACATTCCAACCAACTTGGTATCTATAATTTCCAACATTAAAATTAATCCACTTACCATTACCTTTTTGAAGTAACTTATCTGGCATTTTATCTTCCGATATCCAACCACGTTTTACAAACTCTTCTCTAAGTTTCTTCCAACCGTCGTCTCCTTTTTTACCACGACAAGGTAAATCAATACCATATGAATCCTTTGAGCCATCCCAGTGGTCAGACCTATTACCAGATGCTGTTAGTCTTCTACTTCTTTTTTGTGATCCGGCATTGAATCCCAAATCTTTTAACCAGGATGCCATTTGTAACGCCCTTTCTGCAGATCCCGCCCAGTCACCATTTATCCCACCACCAAGACAAACTTTACCTTGATCAAGACATTTAGGATATGCTGAACCAACAGCAAAACCATATGTATTTGTGTTTTCAAATAAATTCATATGTATATAAATACATCAATGAATCAAAAACCATTCTGGAATACTTCTATTTTTCCAATTAGCAAAAGATTTTTTTGCATCTATATAATAATTTCTATATGAGTCAATAACAGATTCCACTTTATATTCGTCTGGCATTGCCTTTGCTGGCTGTGTAAAATCTTTATCTGGTATATTTGGTTTATTAATTAAACACCATTCTATTATATCCTGGGATTTATGTCTTTTACCATATCTATATGTGTATTCTTTACATAATTCCAAACCTAAATCACATAAATAAAGATAATTGGATAATGATTCTCTGGACCAAATAGCACAAGGGTGATTTTTATGTGATAATTTATATGGAGCTTCAGATCCAATAATCCAATGCGCACCACATAAAAGTTGTGCTGTTTCAAGTATCATCTTAACAACGTGTTTATCACAATGATACTGTGCACATTTTTGGGTATCAAAATCTAAAAAAAATATATTCATAAAACAAAGATATGAAATATTTTTTAATCAACAAAAAAACCCCACCTAAAAGATGGGGTCAACAAAAAGTTATAATAAACTTATTTTTTAGCAATTACAGACCAAATAGCACCTGCTAATGTCATAATACCGCCAGTGATTTCAGTAACAACACTTTCGTCTGCCCATCCTTTCATAACAACAATACCACCAACAAATGTTAAAGCATGTCTAACAATTCCTAATACTTGTTCTTTTGTTAATTTCATAAAATTTTTTTTTATTGTTTATTTTATACTATATAAATATATTTATTTAATAAAAAAGTTATGAAACAAAATATCAATGAAGAATTAAATTATATAAAATATCTTTTAGGTTATCAAAAAGGTGTTGTAATTTCCGAACAAACAACACCAGCGTCTGATACACCAATGCAACCACAAGCACAAGGTACACCAGTATCAGAACCAACTCAAGGTGGTGATGGATGTATTCCATTAACAATTAGTGGTAATTTTAACCCTAAAAAATCAGATTCCACAGAATATTTAACAAACATAATTAGCCAACTTGACGCTCAAATTAAAAGTAAACCAGAATTTCAAGGTGGATCGGTAACAAGTATAAGAATTATTGGCGGTGCTAGTAATGTGGATAATGGTATTAAATCTGATTTTACATTAAATAATGATTACACACCAAGTGGTACAACACCGAAACAAACTAAAGAGTTTCAAAATAATATGAGTTATGCTCAAGCAAGAATTGATGCTTCTAAACAGCCAATATTAGATGAATTAAAAAAAGTTGGTTTAACTGTTAGTGTTGAACCCACAACCGAAACTCACGTTATTGACACTGGGGGTACAAGTGACTCAAAACGTAATTCAGGCACCTACCCAAATCCTGGTCAAGTTGTTATAATCCAGATGACTATTTGTCCGGTAAAAGATGGTGCTGGACGTGAAGATTTTGATAAATTACCATATCTGAAACCGCAATTAATACCAACAACTTCAGGAGAAATAGTAAACAGAATTGAAAATTTAATAGAATGTTATGAAAATTCTGAAATAAGGATTTTTTATGGTGATCCAAAAAAAGGTCATTGGTGTCGTAAAGCTTTATATAATGTTTATGCTAACGGTATACAATTGAAAAGGGCTGATGGTAAAGATTATGCTTCTTTAAATAATGTTGGGGATAAGTTTGATAATGCGGAAATTATTAATGGGGAGAGGAGAAAAGAATGTGGTAGAGGAAATAGATGTGGTAGAAGTAATACATTTACTTTAGATAGAATTACAAATGAATCTTTCTTTAATAAAGATGTTTTATACAAACATAATGGTGGGTTAGTTATTACTGCAGAATGTACTGATAAAGGTCAAGGATCATATGATGGTAATTCAGACTGTCATAATGACGTTGGTAATATTTCTTTCAAAATAAAAGGACTTGGTGAAGAAGTTAAGGAAGCTTCCGATACACCAAATATGTTCAATGTACCAAAAGAAATTGGAAATTTTGCCGCTTGTAAAACATTTAAACTTCAGGCAGCTAAATAATCAAGTTACTTGTTATAATGTAACTTGATTATTGCTTTATCAATTTCAGAAAATTTATTTGTATTACAACCACCTTGGTAAAAAACACTTTCTGGATACTTCCAAGAATCATTCATTAAACCTAGAGATTGTGTAATTTCTTCACGTAATACACTTTTTAATTCAATACCACAAAGTCTTTCATTTATGAAAATATGACTTGTGTAGATTCTTGATTGATATACAACTGTCCCAACAAAACCCAAAAATTTACCATTTATAGTAATGTTAGCCCTTTTTTTATATTCAGAAAAATCACAAAAATAAATAAAAGTATTAGCCTCTTTTTTATCCTTAGCAATTGAAATTGTAATTGGGTCAATAAGATTGTTTAATTCATTAATGATAATTTTTGTATACTCTTTTATTGAATCATTGTCTTCAAAATCAAAAAATATCTTTACATCGTTTTTCCATTTTACAAAATTATGACTTGAGTCCCCGTATTCAGATTTTCCGGCGATTTCGTTATAATAATGAACCACAGAATCTTGACTAAAAGTTGTGGTTACAAAAAATAAAAATAGGGTTGTTATAATTGTTTTCATACAACAAAGATATAAAGTTTTTTTTAATATACAAAATTATTATTCTTTGATTTTAAACCAACGTTTGAATAATTTTTCCCAAACATCCATTGCCGGATTAATAGCAACGAAAAAACCAATAGCACCAACAATAAAATTACCAATAGAAGATTCTGACTCCAAATAGTATTTGAATAGCCACAAGCCAACCCAAACAATGAAGAATGAAAGGATTGAGGACAATAAGAATAAAAGAAACTTTTTCATAATATAAATTTAAAATTTGATGTCAGGGTGGGAGTCGAACCCACAATGAGCAACCATCTTTAACAGATGGGATTAGCACCGGTGCCTTTTACACTCCTGACAAACACGACTCTTCAGCATTCTACTCCCAGCTCCGAGGAATTGTATCTAACTTAGCCCGTTACTCACCGCTGTACAGGTACTGAAGTTCATCGTCTTTTTCTTACCGTAAAGATAACTAAAATAAAGAACATAAACAATAATCCAATCATAATTTTATTTTTTTTGGCGGTCCCACCGGGAATCGAACCCGGCATACTGCCGTGACAGGGCAGCGTTATAGCCGATTAACTACAGGACCAAAGTTTCCCCACCTGAGATTAATGGTGAGTAGATATTCACAGTTTTTCTATTTGAAAACCCAACGTGTCTTACCACTTAAAAGTCAATCCTTACTTGGGGGAGAGGAGGATTTTCCAAACCGATTCCCAATGAGTACCACATTTACGCGATAGTACCAGCTTCGTTAAGTTTTGTATGAACTTAAAAACATCTTGAGTATCTCTCACTCATTGTAGTCCCACCGGGAGTCGAACCCGACTTTTCAGGATGAAAACCTGACGACCTAACCGATAGTCGATGGGACCATTTTGTTTTATTACAAACCTAACATTTCACCAACTTTTTTGAAATGTTTTTCAATCTTATTCAAAGCAGCCGTAGCCTTTTGTTTGGTCTTGAAGTACACGTAGAACTGACCACTTTCAGAATCAAACTCACCTTCAATCTTTAAGACATCTTGTACAAAACTTTCAAACTCATACGCATCTTCCCAATTACGGATTGTGTTTTTGTTTGGGAATCCTGTCAAACAATAATCGGATCCTTCAATTTTTGTAATTTTTAAACCTACGGTTTTAATTGTCTCTGTGTTTGTCATAGTTATTTATTTTTGTTCTACAAAGATATGTAATCTATTTTAATCTACCAAATCTTTTTTTAAATTTTTTTTGTGGGACCCGCTCCCCACTCTGAACTTGTACTTCGTTCTTTTAAGCGTTTTTTTTAAGTTCTCCAACCAGCCAGTATTCGTGTTAACTCTAATCATTTTAACTTTTGATGACTCTGAAGTACCTGATAAAATTTCTCTCATCATTTATTCGTATTAATTGTTTATTTTTGAGCGGAAGACTTCCGCAAAATAAAAATCAACATTGCTATCAGGATTTAAACGTCGCTCAGAATACTTACTGACGCCCACTGGTTGGGTACAGTGACTAGTTGATCTTTTTGTACTGATGGTTGGATTCGAACCAACGTTTTAAACTTACCGCTACAGGCATAGACGATATAAGCGTCCACTGGTACATCAGCGTAATCGTCAGTCTCTCCTGACCGTCACCCCTAACCCACAGGTATTACCCGTATCGTAGTAAAGCTTGGTTTGCTATAGTAGCGTGTCGTGGATTTGAACCACCCCGTAGACGTTATGAGCGTCCCATGCAACCAATTACACCTTCACGCGATATATCTATTTTTCCGTTATCAAACTCCCAATGATGATTAGGACATAAACCGATTAAATTATCAATTGAGTTTATGTTTCTTATTAATTCATCACCACCAAAAGACGAAACTGAGTTTATATGACAAACCTCAACATGATTAGAATATCCACATATTAAACATTCTTTTTTTGTTGTGTGTTTATTAAAAACATAATGTGCGTGTTTTCTAACTACAGCCCTAAATTTATAATAAACTCCGTGTTTTTCATATAGTTCTTTTTTTGTCATATCTAACAAAAATTCAAACTTTTCTTTTTTTTCTTTTTTAATACCTTCAACTACTTTTTTTTCTCTTTTCAGTTCTCTAACTTTATTGTTATAAGTCGCAGAACAAGAACTATTACAAAAAGTTTTTTTTCTTACGTGTCTTGGTTTTTCACTTTCTTTAACCTCAATTATTTTACCACAATTTTTACAAATCTTTGGGTTATCATAATAATTTTTCAAAGAACGCTCTTGTAAAATTTTCTTTGTTGTTTGTGCTCCTTTCTGATATTTGTTAAGTTTTTCCATATATATAAATATATATTAAAGCTCAAAAATACCTATCACTACAAACTTTTTTTAGAGAAATCAACTTTATCTCCCGCGATATGTAGTCAAAGAAGGATTCGAACCTTCACGGAATAAGTGTAATAGTTACCTTATTCCAAGGAGTTTTGAGTATTATCTCCCAGCGTCTGCCAATTCCGCCACTTGACTATTTAGACTTGTAATTTAGTAGTTGACTCAAACTCTCGTTTCACCATCTTGAGTCAACAGGTTAATGCACTTTACGAGTTTCCCGTTTCTTACAACCACTTGTCTTTAACAAAGATATGTATTTTATTTCAATCTACCAAATCTTTTTTAAACTTTTTTTTTCTTGTGTATTTCTTTTTATTACGATACACATTTGGCCTTGTTGCCATCATAATCTCCTGGTATGTAATCTCAATTGTTTTCATCGTTATACAATCTTTGAACGTGACTAATTATTTTATTTATATCTTCTTTTGTTTGGAAACCTAAAACATCATTTGTTAATATTGTATCATAACAAATTTTCCAATTACCCTTCCTTCCTTTAATTATTGCAACCTCCCAGGTTTTATCGTCTGTATAAGACGAATATCTGGTACTATAAGGATGTTTATATCTTACAACTGAAAGTCCGTATCCACCAGGAAAAAATATCAATCCGTGAACACCATCTCCAGATGTGTGTGGTTTAAATTCTATATCATCAAATGTTATCATAAGACAAAAGTATAAATAATTTTTTAATTATCAAAATTTCAAAGAACAAAAAAACCCACCTCTTTTGGAGATGGGTTTCAAAATTTATTATGCATTAATTTATCATACCATCTCCTTATAGGAACAATCCTCAGCTATCGCCAATCCGCCTAATAATATGATATGTAAATTTTTCATTTTAGTATCTATTATTTCTACTTTTATCGGATTTTCCGTAATGGTGTCCCGATTGGTATTTATCATAACCTTTTCTTTTAAACCAAGCGGCGTCTCTAAGAGTATTACTTGCTAAAGCGTAAACCCCTAAAGCTGCAGCAATTCCCCCACTTATAAACATTGCTGCTGGAATAACTGCCAATCCAGCACCAACTGAACTATAAGTAATAATTTTATCAAGAATATTTCTTATTTTGTATTCAGTATCACCCATTTCTTCTTCATCATCTTCCGTTAATACAGACTCCAGAGAATCCTTAATCATAGATTGTAAAGATTTGATACCGTTACTTTCTATAAAATCACGTAACATATCTTGTTCTTCAGAACTCAATCGTTCTGTCGCTTTTTTACTACTTTGTTCTAATTCCATTTTTGAAACGTCCACATCTGATTCCATATCTTCAGATTGTGAAATCCATTCTTCTTCATTTTCTTTAATCACTCGTCTAACAATTCTTGCTAAATCTGATTCTGTTAATCTAATAATTCTTTTCATATCAACATTTTAATATAAATATAACAGTATACAAAAAAAAACAATAAAGTTTTGTACCCCCGGAGAGACTCGAACTCTCACACCCTTCGGCACTGGTGTCTAAAACCAGCATGTCTGCATTCCATCACAGGGGCATTTATTTGAGGACCTAATTGGAATCAAACCAATCTAACCGGTTTTGCAGACCGGCACCTAAATCTCTCGGCCATAGGTCCTTATATTAACGGCAGTGATGATCTGCCGCTTTTGTTGCAATTTGATTGTCAGGTTTAATATTTGTTTTATAACCCAACGACGTTGCCCACCCAACAACAGGTTGAACCAATTTTGAACTGAAATGTTTTTCTTGACTATTATAATCTAAATCAATCTCAACTATCACCTTCACTTTCTGGGTTAACCATTCGGCAACCTCAATTGAATAATCGGCCTCATTCCAAAGACGTGTCCATTTGTCTTTAATTTTTTTCACTTTCTGTTTATGTAGTATGTAGTGAACACCACGATTTCCATACCGGTATGCAATAACCGTAACATAAATTGTACTTCTTCTGTGATTTTGTGAATCTGTACCAATGTGGACCTCAACCCAGGGACATTCTTTCAGAACATCTAAGGTATGTTTTACCACATCAGGAATTGTTTCACCGTTAACCGTTCTAAATACTCTGTTCATTATTTCTATTTATTTTGTGGACAGGGAGGGTGTCGAACCCCCGACTCCAGGATCTTCAATCCTGAGCTCTACCAACTGAGCTACCTGTCCAGTGTGGAAGTGGTAGGGGTCGAACCTACACGCCTTTCGGACTTGATTTACAGTCAAGCGAGCCAGCCAAATGCTCAACACTTCCTTATTATTTGTACACTCTACAGGGGTCGAACCTGTGACCTTTTGCGTATCAGACAAACGCTACTACCATCTGAGCTAAGAGTGTGTTTTAGTTTCTTGGAACGAAGATAACCATTTTTTGGTAATTATCGTTCTTTTTTACTAAATTTTTTTTGTTCCCCCGGACGGTAACGCTCCGACTTCTTTCCGTTAAAAGCGGAAAGCTTCACTTTAAAGCTTCGAGGGATTCTGTTTGTCATACTTGTCACTTTCCATAACACTTGTTTTTATTTGTTTATTTATTAGTCGAATGTGTACGAATCGAACGTCTCCCGAATGTCCCAAACATCCTGTGCAACCATTACACCACACACTCGTTATTTTTTTTTTTGCTACGGGGGGAGGGATCGAACCTCCAATGGTAATTTACCTCCAGGGTCAAAACCTGGTGACTTTGCCTAATTCGTCTACCCCGCAATTTACAGAGGAGAGATGAGGTGTCGATCCCCATACCTTTCAGTACCAACCGTTTTCAAGACGGTGTCACAAGCCGTTGTGATTATCTCTCCTTTTATGAAACCAATATGTCAAAGAACTTTTTCTTTTTTGAGGTTCCTATCAGGGTCGAACTGATGACTCCGGGTTACAAAGCCGGGATATTACCAAACTATACTAAGGAACCAAATTTTTGGGTATAAAAAAACCCGAACTGTTTTGAGTCCGGGTCTTATATTCCTTTTTATTTTTGTTAATCTTTATCAACTCATAAATGAAAACGCCCTAATATGCGACTTAAACGTAAGATACACGTTAAACGACCACTGAATGCTCGGATTACAAATGTTCATATGTTTATTAGTTGTTTTCATTTTTTGTTTTGTTATAAATATACTGTTATTACTAAAAGTTTTAATTTCTGTTACAAAGATAGGTTATTTTTTTTAATTGACAAGTTTTTTTATTTTATTTATCTTCTTCTTCTTGCTTCTTGGAATATTTTTTCAAACACATCCCCCATACCGGCACCATTTGCACTCACTCTTTTCCCTAAAATTGACTCAATATCCGAAAACTCCTCACTTGTCATTATATCACTAGTTTTAGATAAAAAATTTCTAAAAAACCTATCTGGAATATCGTCCATAGTTTTTTTCTTACCTTCTTTGTCTTCATTAATAACTTGTCTAACAATTCTTGTTAAATCTGATTCTGTTAGTTTAACTACTTTTTTCATAATCTTTTATTTATAAATATATTATTATTTAGTATTCCCAAGATTTTTTTTTCGGCCCTTCAGAACTACATATTATTGGTTCGTCAATAATATTCCAACGTCTATGTTCTATTTCTTCCATTAATTCTTCATCAAATTCTTCGTGGTCTAACATTCCATCCAAAATTTCATAGGTCCTTTCAATATTTCCACAAATAAAATCACTAACATATTCTGGTGTTGGTCCACTTACCGGTAATTCAGCTGTTATCATATATTCACCGTCATTATAGTTATCACAAATTAATACAGCACCGAATTTTGAATATTCTCTATTTGTTACTTTATTTTCAGCAACTTTAATTTTACAAGCAACTCCTGTTCTTGGGTGTGTATATTTAAGGTCTTCTTCGGAATACTTTTCTTCTTTAATAATTCTTTTAATAAGTCTTATTAAATCAGATTCCGTTAGTATTACTTTTTTCTTCATAGATATAAATATCTTGAAGGTATGAAAAATAATCTTCAGAGTTTATAAATTCATTGTGTATTTGTTCAAATATATCTTCCATACTATTTTTTTAGTGATCCCGGAAGGATT